CTTGCTTCGATATAACTGCATTCTGCTTTGCTACGACAAAGGTATAGTATTTCCCTTGTAAACTGCTCAGCACCTAATGTAGTTACATCTTCCTGTAGTTCCTTGTTTGAGCCATAATATGTTTGCCAGTCCGAATCTACTTTGCTTCGGATTTTCTTACGTTTTTTCTTACCGTTCTTTAATTTTATAGTCTTATAGGTAGTTTTAGCAAACTTTGCGAGCTTTTTTCCTATATATTTTTTACCATTAGTTAAATTTTCTATGCAATAGACGAAGCCCACACAATCGTCTGGGAGTGTTTCTATAGGCTGATTATTGTATGTCCACAACATGCATAACTAGTTATGCCTATTTACCATGTTGTAGCATACTCTTGATCTACCACTCGTTTATCACACTTTGTCTTACATTCTTGCCATTTGAACGCTTTAAATTCGTTTTCCCAGAACGGATCATTTATAAGATCTACTAGACTTCTGTTATGCAGATTGAATTTCTCTGCTAATGACTGCCATTCTGTGTTGTGATTATATCTATTTGCTACCCAACAGCACGGAAACAACCTACCCCTGGCATCGATATATAATCCTTTGTTTCCAATCTCACATAAAGGTACGATATTTTCGTTATTTTTAACTTGATCGTACCGCTTTAGATTAATTGTGTGTATTGGATTTTCTCGTCGAGCTGTTAGACGAATCACTTTGCGTTGGAATCTATGTGTAATACTAACAAACTTCGTACTAGGTTGTAAAGGATCATTGGAACCATAACTGGGATATACACTACCAAATTTAGTTGATTTAGTTACTTGAAAAATATCAACACCCAATGCCCTTGCTTGTTCTTGCATACTGTCTAAGTGATCTTCGTTAAACTTAAATGCTATCGCCGCCCAAGTTATCATACATTTAGAGTTGGCCCTAACGGTTTTAATCCCGGCCATAATGCTGTCAAAGTCGCTATTGACTCGATACAGATTATTAGACGCATCGTCATAACCATCTATACTAAAATGTATACTGTCATTTTCATGGAGAGATCTTGCTAATGTTTCCCACCACTCAGCAGTTTTATATGATCCATTGGTAACTATCACGATCTCTACGGGTTTGGCATTTTTAATATACTGTATTACAGTGATCAGCTCTCGGGCATATATAGGATCACCGTCGTCTCCACAAAACGTGATCTTCTCTACATTATCTAGTAGAAATTGTGGAGTAAAATTTCGTTTGAAGAACGCTAAATCTAACTCAGTATTGATTAGACCGTTAGGTACTTCTTGGCGGGCACATCTTGGACAGCGTAAGGTACATTTACTAGATATTTCTATGTGAAAGTGCCACGTGGCCAACACTACGCTATCTCCACATCTGTGTTATAGTTAGTGAACCCATTTTCTTTTACCACCGTTAATACATTGTTGACCCTGCCAGCTAGTTCGTCTTTATGACTGACCAACCAAATGCTCTTGTTAGATTCCCTACTCATCTTCTTAAGTATGGCAAGACTATTCTCGACACCGCTGGCATCCATCCCGCTGTCCACTAGTTCGTCAATAAACAGCAAATTAACGGGTTGATATAGACTTTCCCAAACGTCACGAAAACTCCAGCTGAGACTTAGAATCAATCTATTACGTTCGCCTCTACTGAGATTATCAAAGTCTAATTCACGCCCCAGTTCCTCTATACTAACAGTGAGATCGTTTTGAAACTTAACCACGTGTGGTAGTCCAATACGATCTAGATACTGTCCTAATCTTGCATTGAGATGGCTAAGGTTCTGATCGATGATCTTCTTACGTATGAAACTATCTTTGTTAGTCAGTAGCTTCATTAAGAATTCTTGATGTTCCTTGACCCTCGTGAATTCGTTCATAAGATCATATGTGACTTCTTCCAACGCCTGTTCTTCCATTTCACAGATCTGATCGTCGTAAGGATCCGCTTCAGTCTGTTTGGCAGTCAGCTGTGTTAGCACACTGGCCATACTGCTACGATGTTCAAACGCATCGCTTTCATTCTTATAGAACACTGTGGGACTTAATCCTACCTCCCCAAGATCTGCTAGCGAATCTTTATATTCTGTCAGCTGATGCTGGGTAATGATATTCTGTAAGGAAGTCTCTTCCAAGGACTTATGCTTAGATTCTAACACTGTCACTTGCAGACTATCGTGGAACGCTTGTCCACAGGTATGGCAGGTGTGATTCTCTAGGGCTTGTATTTCATCCTGTAGGCGTTTAATATCCTTCTGTTCTCTGGTATGGTCCTGTTCAAATCGTTTGATCGACGCTTTGAGATCTTTGATAGCCTTTTCTTTAGTCTCATAATCTGCTAGACTCTTGTGTGCATCTAGTTCTGCTTCGATGTCTAACTTAGCCAGTTCATCGTAACATTGCTGTAAAGCGGATAGGTCCTCGGCTTGTTTCTTTTGCCATAAAGCCTGTCTACGTTTAGTAGCGTCAATCTGCTGTTTGATACGTTCGTTAGCATCGGTAACCGCTTTAATACGGAATTCTTCCTGTTGTATAGCGTCCTTTGTTGCCTTGTTCTGTTCTTTTAGTGAATCGGCCTTCTCACTCAGCATGGTAATGCCCAGTAATTGCTCGATAATAGCACGTTGCTCGTTGGCTTTTAAACTGAGAAAGGGTTCAGTATAGGTATTCAACGCCACTATGTGTTTAAACATGTCGTGGCTCATATTGATCAATCTCTCGATCTCTTGCTGTGTTTCTCTACTATCACCTTGGCTGTTGTCGTCTTTGCTTTCGTGTTCGTTGTCACCCACATAAAATTTAAGTACGTTGGGTTTACGGCCGCGTTCGATCCTATACTTCTCTCCCTCACATTCAAAGTCGATAGTAACCAACATACCTTTAGTATTGGTCTTGTTAATCAGATTATCTTTTCTGATATTAGTCAGAGCTTGTCCAAATAAAGCATAGCTAAGTGCATTGATGATAGTGGTCTTACCCGTACCATTACGGGCGCCACTATCATCACCGCCTAGGTCTAGGTTCTCTCCCAACACTAACGTAAGGTCACTCCGATCAAAATCGATGCCCTGTGTAGCATTTCCTACGCTCATAAAATTTTTTACACTTAATGCTTTGATTTTAAACATTTAATTTAACTTCTTTAATAATTAGTAATTAATTGAGATAGCTCTGGATATAGACTAGAAAAATTTTCATCTCTGTATTGATCTTTGAGGTCATTTATTTTTTTAAACTTTGATAATAGATGCGATGAATCGCCCTCCCACATGTAGTTTAACACATTTAACCACTGTGTTGCAAGATTTCCGGCTTGATTCTCTTGGCACCAGTCGACGTGAGCTCTTATTCTATAATCTAACTGATTCTTATATTCTATAGGAGGAACTTGTACAGTTAAGTAGTCAGGCCCTACCAATAGATCTAAGGAGAATTTTGAAATATCTAGAAGTTCATTTTCTTGCCAAGTTTTTTGTAATTCAATTAAACTAACAACATTTAAAAATCCTACGGTAGAAGTTATACGTAGATCTACATGGGGACAATGTAGCTTAAGAAGTTCTAAATTAGACTCGATAGTTGACCAATTAGTCCCATGTCTCACATACTCTGCTATTTTGCCAATAGCATCTAAACTAGCACCAACAGTTACTTTGCTAAAGTTTTTCCATAGATCCAGTACCGATTTATCCTTATACGATAGCAATGTAAAATTGGTATTATATCTAATATGTAGATCGCAATGATTATTTTTAATCAATTCATCCAAAATTATGTAATGTTCTGGAGTCAGCAATGGTTCACCACCAGCAAAATATATTTCTTCTGTATAGGGCAAATAGCTTAATATATTGGATAGAGTAGTTAATCGTTCTTTAGCGGTCAACGACGATTCTAAATAAGTTTGATTCTTAAATAATTTTGAATCCTCTTGAGCGATGGCACTACTAAAATATCCGCTACACATTCGACATTTTAAGTTACATATATTATTTAATCGTATGTCAATATATTTAGGTTTAAATTCATCGATAAAACCGTTGGATTTAATGTCTAACGATTGTCGCTGCCATCTATTATTGTGCAATTCTCTAGGACTTTTTATCCCACTATCTTCTTGTAAGTAACATCGAGCGCATTCCTTACTACGAATACCAGACAACATATTCTGTCGTAACTGATTAAAATTTTGAGATTTTAAGATATCATCCACAGAATCTTTTAATATACTACCCATTGGATTTTTTTGATCAGCGACACAACAAGGTAATACGTTACTATCGGGACCAATGTATAGATGCATCCAAGGTAATGGACAGAATGTATCTTGTAGTGATGTATTATTTGATTTTATTAAAAAAGTATCATCCTTGACAATTTCAAACATCATAGTATTAGAATCTGTGGAATATAAATTCTTTACTTTTGTTAATTCTTCTTTTATATTTTTATTACCGGTTATTACTAATACAAAGAAATTTGGTATATCAATGTCGCTTAGATATTTTTGTAAATATGAAATGGCCTTACCTGGTAAGTCTTTGTATTCGTACAAATCTTCATGATCTTGAACTACTAATATTTTAAAATTATCTTTAAAAACTGGCTGATGTAGATTTTGCAATTGGGTATACAGCCACTTTTCTCCTCCATCATTAAAGAAATTTGAAAGATATAACGGTTCAGCAGTATCGTACATACCTTGCAATCTATTAATAATAAGTTCAACTGATTCAACCATTACAGATTCCTGTATATGTCTAACAGTAGGGTATTATCATAATGCTCACTGCTAATAGCAGTTAATTGATTGGTCACTATCTGATCCACGCTTTCAAACGCTACATTACCCTGCATCTCATATTGTTCGAGATCTGTATTCTTTTGGGGGATTAGTGTGATCTCACGCAGGTCGTAGGTCTTGATAAACGTGTCTTTGATAAAGTTAGCTTCTTCGTAGCTGATGTCTATATCCAGATTGACTCGTACATGCATACCGGGTTTCAATATACTTTCGGCATTGTTTAGTATAGCACCCAACCCCAACACCCTATAACGGGGTTGATCCTGCCACGTATGATATTCTGGCTCTTTGCCCCATTCCAGTATCATCATACCACGCTCATCGTCTCCTGCATCCGCATA